GAGATTCAAAGCGGGTAAGTAATTACCCGCTCTTTTTATTATAAGATAACTTTGAAGCCAAGATGAAAAGATAAATAAAATTATGGAGGCTTTAAAATTGAAAATAATTAAGTGTTTAAGTGATTTTATTAATGAAGAAATTCATGATGGAAATAAGTATATAAAGAAAGCTTTAGCTATTAGAGAAGAATATCCAGAAGTAGCCGAAGTTTTAAATATGCTTTCCGCAGAAGAAATGAAACATATGCAAATGTTACATAATCAAGTCGTTAAAATCATTGAGAATTATCGCAAAGAAAAAGGCGAACCACCAGCTGCGATGTTAGCTGTTTATGACTATCTTCATGAAAAGTTTATTGAAGATGCGAAAGAAGTCAAAATGATGCAACAAATGTATATGGAAAAATAATTTAACCCAGGACTAAGTCCTGGGCTTTATTATTTAGTTGTAATTTGGGTATAACTTAACATGATCCATTTATTTTCTCCGATCATGCCCCAACCATTTACTTCGTCAAGTATTGTATAGATGCCTTGATCTGTAATTAATCCAACAATTTCAGCTTGAGTATTGGGCGCGCGCCGTATACGTAAAGATGGATGGATTACTTTTACTTTATATTCAAATTTTTCACCTGTAAGTCCATCTACTCCAGCTGGTCCGCGTGGACCAGTTTCTTCGACGACTATTGGCTCTTCATTAATAATTGAAGTTTTTTCTTCTTTAATTGATTTTGTAATAGATGTATTAACTAAATCATCTAAGTAGTCCACTGGTTTTTCCTCCACTTTTTGACGATTATTTCTACGACTCATTTTTTTATCACCTCTTCTATATAAAGTAGATAATATATTACTCTATATCCAAAAACTTGATTTCTTTTGAGAAATATGATATAATATAATAAAAGATAGAAATAGATAGGAGGCGCATTATGCCAGTAGATATAAATTTAAATTTGTTTGATTAGATTAATACAACTGCCGCGCGATGGCTTATATGGAATTCTAAAGAGCGTAAGCAACCACTTGGAATTAAAGAGTTTAGTAGAAAAAATAAAACACATCTTTGGCTTTTACGAATTATGAACGCTTTTAGTATTGCAGCTGGATATGAAGATTTTTATTTGGATTGTTCTTGGATTGATTTTCTTTACGTAAAATATATAATAAAAATGAATCACGTAAAGAAGATGAATGGGAAAGTTGATGCTTTTTTAATTGAACCGAAATTATTTGCAAAAGAAGTTTGCGGTTATTTTGCAAAAGAAGAAAAAATTGTTGAAGATATTTATGATGAATATTGGAGTAAGTAAAGATGGTTGAAGTAGGAATTCCAGTATATAAAGCAAAAGAAACTTTACCCAATGCTTTAGATTCTCTTGTATCATAGACTTATAAAAAGTTTTTTGTTTGTTTGTCTATTGATGGCGATGGAGAAGATTATACTGATATAATTAATACATATAGGGCGCGCGGTCTTAAAATTCGCGTGATTAATAGTAAAACTAATGGTGGTCCAGGGGCGGCGCGTCAAAAAGTTTTGGATACAACTCAAGCAAGTCATTTAATGTATTTAGATGCTGATGACATGCTTATGCCACGCGCAGTCGAAATCTTATATGAATATGCTAAGGCGCGAGACTATGATATATTAAGATCGAGTTTTATTCGGGAAAATAAAAATACTGAAGATCGTTTTATGTCAGCAGATGATAATTTAATAACTTGGTTTCATGGAAAGATTTATAAAGTACAATATTTAAGAGATAAACATATTAATTTTCTACCTGGGCTACGAGTTGATGAAGATGCTTATTTTAATGCGGTCGCATGGAATTCAACTACAAAACTTGGGATCATGAGTGAACCAACATATATTTGGCGTGATAATCGAAGTTCTATAACTCGTAAGTTTAACCAGAAACAATATTTTATTGATACTCATACGAGTTATATACATGGTCAAGTTGAAGCATTAAAATATTTATTTGAAATTAATGATACTGTACAAAATATTCTGATTACCAATACACTTATTAATATATATTATTACTATGTAAAAGCAAAGTTTTATAAGTGTGATGTAGAAGAAATGGATAATGATATTTCTACTCTTAAAAATGAAGATTGGATGCAACTTTGGTTGAATGATGGGACTAACTGGGTAGATGTAATTGAGACTATTAAGGGTGGACTACAAATAGATGAAGAAAATATTATTTTCTTTGATGAACCTTTTAATAAATGGGCCGCGCGCCTTCTGAGGAGATAAAAATGAGTTTTGGAAGTGGATTAAGAGTTGTAATTGTTAACGGGAAGCCTGGAGTTGGTAAGACAACTTTTGAAAATATGTGTGGTAGAGTTGTTGGTAATGCATATTGCAATAAACGCTCTACTGTTGATAGAATAAAAGAAATCGCAAAGGAAGGCGGCTGGGATGGAGTTAAAGACGCGGCCGGCCGCAAATTACTTAGTGATTTGAAAGATATATTTACTGAATATAATAATATGCCGATGAATGATATTCTTCTTTATTTAAAAGGCTGGGAAGATGATTTGGCTTATTATAATGTTGGAGATCACTCACATATTTTGTTTGTTGATGATAGAGAACCAGAGCATATTGAGAAGCTAAAGAATAAGTTAAATGCTACTACTTTACTTATTCGGCGGCCGGGTGATGAAGAAGTAGAAACTTCAAATCATGCAGATGAAAATGTATTTAATTATGAGTATGATTGGACTGTTAATAATGATGGTGATTTGACTGAGTTATATGAAGAAGCTAAACGTTTTGTAAATTCGCTTTTTAGTTAATTTTGGAGTATAATATATATAATGAATACTTTTGATTATGTTATAGTTGGTTTATTTGCCTTGATCTTTGTTTGTTTTATGTTTTGGCCATACTTTAGTTTAACATATATAAAAGATATTTCTAATGAACTTGAAAGAATTAAAGAAGAAATGGAGAAGTTAAATGAAGGGGTACGTAGGAAAAATTGATTGGGTTAATTTAATTAATTTGAGGTCTAATATATAGTAAAAAGTTAGAGTATCCATCTACTTTTTCTACTTGTAATTAGAGGTGAAGGTAGATGGGTAGTTTTATTGATATGACTGGTTGGGTTATGAAAGAGCATGGTATTCCAGAAAGTCGTTTAACTGTTATAAAACGAGTTGAGAATAGAGATAAGCATATATTTTGGTTATGTAAATGTGAATGTGGTAATGAATTAGAAATACGTGGTGATTAGATTCGTAAAGGAATTGCTAAATCTTGTGGATGTTATCAAAAAGAAATAGCTGCACAAAACATGATTTAGGTTGGTAAATCTAACAAAAATAAAATTAGTGAGAAACGAACTAATTATATTGGGTAGAAAATTGGTAAATTAACTTTGATTGAACCGATTAAATATGAAGATAAATCTCACTTATACTGGAAATGTAAATGTTAGTGTGGTAATTATACTATTGTTTCAAGTAGCCATCTTAATTCCGGACACACAAAATCATGTGGATGTTTACATTCTAGTACAGAATTTGAATTAATAGAGTTATTTAATAAAAATAATTTTAATTATAGTAGAGAGTATGTTTTTAGTGATTTATTATCTGATAAAAATTGCCCATTACGTTTTGATTTTGCTATTTTAAATAAAGAAAATCAATTAGTTGGATTAATTGAATGTTAGGGAGAATAGCACTATAACCCAGTAGATTATTTTGGTGGACAAGAATATTTTAATAGTTTAATTATTAATGATAAAAAGAAGAAGGATTATTGTGCGAAACATAATATTCCTTTATTATGTATTAGAAATAAAAATTTAGATATAGATAAAATTTTAGAATATGTTAAGGAGATTTTAAAATGAAAGGCTATGTGGGTGGAATTGATTGGGTTAATGCTTCTCCAATGAAGTATTGGTCTTGGCCCGCATCTACACCGGTTGATAAGAGGAAACAAGAAACCTATAACATGGTTTTTAGTGGAGAAATGATAGGAAGTCTTAAAGTAGATGGTTATTATGAACGTCTTATTAAAGATGAAGATGGCAACTGCTTTATGGTTGCGCGCAGTAAAAATGTAAAAGGCGAAGCAGTTAATAAGCTTGAATGGGTGCCGCAGCTTCAAGAGTTTATGAATGAACTACCTAATGGTACTGTTCTATTGTCTGAATGTTATCTGCCTGGTAATGAAGGTAGTCAAAAAATTACGAGTTTGCTTGGGTGTTTGAAGGAGAAATGTATTGCGCGACAAGAGAAGGGCCAGAAACTTCATTTCTATATTTTTGATGTGATGGCTTGGGATGGAGAAGATTTTACTAAAAATCCTTTTGAGCAGAGAGTAAATTTTCTCAGTGATATTCAATATAGTTATTCTATAAATGAATATGTTGAATGGGCAACTTATTATGAAGGCGAAGAACTTTGGAATAAACTTCAAGATTATCTTGCATCTGGTCGTGAAGGCATTGTAATTATGCGTAAAGATGCTCCAGTATACTTCAAACGGACACCAGCACGTGTAAGTCTCAAGATTAAGAAAGAGCTAAAAGAATCAATTGATTGCTTTTTTACAGGCCGAACTATGGCACCAACAAAGTTGTATAATGGCAAAGAAATTGAAAATTGGCCATATTGGGTTGATACATATACAGATGAACGTATTCCAGTTGGTAGCCATTACTTTGATGTTGTTCATGAAAATAAAACCTATACCGCAGTTACAAAACCATATTATAATGGCTGGGCCGGCAGTCTGGAAATTGGTGTGATGGATGGAGATAAAGAAGTTGGTATTGGTTATTTAAGCGGATTAACTGATGAAGTGAAAGCAAATTATAGAGATTATATTCATCGTGTAATCGAAGTTGGTGCGATGCAGTTAACACCAGATGGCGCGCTTCGTCATGGAAAAATGTTGGGCTGGCGACCAGATAAACCTTGGCGTGAATGTAGTATCGAACAACTCAGATCTCTCTAAAACTGTAATATCGTATCTTAAACTTTACTTTAATATATGAGTAAGATAGAAGATAAATTTGAAAGGATCTTTATATCTGCTGGAGTTAGATATGTTAGAGAAAAGACTTTTCCCGAATTAAAAGGTGGAATTTTAAGATACGATTTTTATTTACCAGATTTAGGCATTCTTGTTGAAGTTGATTCAATGCTTCACTTCAAACCAATACCTAAATTTCATAAAAGTAAAACTGATTTTACTCATGCGCAACAAAATGATAGACTCAAAAACAGTTTTGCTCTTTCACATAAAATAAAACTATATCGGATTCCTGAATGGGATTTTCCAAACACAAATACTCTATCAGATATTTTATAGCCACATCATTTGGTACAATCGAAGTGGCATAATGATATAATATATCGAGAATATTTAAAGGGCGCCAAGCCCTAATTTTATGTGAGGGATTAAAAATGTTCAGTGGTTTAAATTTATAGGAGATCTGCAATGTTATTATACTTGTAAGTGCATTTATATTAGCATTAAAAAACATTTATGGTTTTTTAAAAAAGCCAGTAGATGATCTCCATGGCCGCGCGCAATCTGCGGAATAGCGTCGGGTAGAAGAAATTTTAAGTAAAAAAGTACCAGAAATAGTTAAGACAAATCAAGAAGATATAATTGACTCTTTGGAAGAAATAAAAGGTTTAGTTCTTGATTAGCAACACAACTTTGATAAGATTTAGAAGTCTGTTGATTTATTAAATACTTCTTAGATGGATTTAATGCGGTATAATATGAATCGTCTTTATTATAAATATCGTCCGTTTAAGAAGATTTTAGATTGCGATAAAAAAGCTTTTATGAAATTGTATAATGATTATCATGATATGGGTGGTAATACTTGGATTGATAGTTTATATAATGAAGTAATGTAGTGGGAAATTGTTGAAGATGAAAATGAATTAAAAATTGACAATTAAATAGAATTATGATATAATATACATAGATGGAAAAATCTATGTATATTTTTTTTGGAGTGAAAGGAGTATGGAGTATGTAATTAATTATATGATGATGGCTTTAGCAGTTGTAGTTTTTCTTGTTGGCATTGTTTTTATATGTGATGGTTTAAAGAATAAAAAACTTACAGTTGAAGAAGCGGCAGAAAAGTATAAGAAATATATAGAAGAATTAACTAAATAGCAAGAAGAAGAATATAAATAGAGATGTGAATATAGAGAGTATTTAGAAAAAGATATACGAATGGCCACGAGCAATCGTGAAGTCGCCATATAGAGGGCAACCGAAGCGTAGGCTGCAACAAATAAGGTGCTTGCGTCTGAACAAGGGCGGCTGGCCGCAGAACTTCAACGCAGAAAAGAACTTAATGAAATTGAATTTGAATAGGAAAGAGAAAAACGGTAGCGATATTTAGACGCTCATTTTGCCAGAGTAAAAGAGTTAGAAGAAATAGCTTATAATAAAAAGAAAGAAGAATTATCAGCAAAAATAGCGTAGTTATAGTCTTAGTTAGATGACTTTAAAGCTCGTCAAGATTCTATAAATGAAGCTATACTTCGAGAAAAAGAATTAAAAGAAAAAGAAGATTTCTATTCTATTCAAGTCTCAGAAAACGACCAAGAAGATATAAAAGTTTTATAGTCAATGGATTTAAAATTACATAATAGAGATGTTATACCCAAACTAATTTGGGAATTATATATACGGCGGCCGTGTCAAGAAATGGTTAAACGAGTAACTGGTGGCCGTAAGATAGGTGGTATTTATAAAATTACTTATAAAGAAACAGGAGAAGCATACATTGGAAAGACAACTGACTTTGCCACTCGCTGGTAGAACCATTGTAAAACCGCTATTGGGCTTGAAGGGGCGGCACGGGCGACTTTACATAATCGCTTGGGTCAAGATGGTCTTTGGAATTACACCTTCGAAATCCTCGAAGAAGTGGACAAAGATAATTTATCCTCACGTGAAGCATTTTATATTGATCTTTACGGAACAAAGCAATAGCTAAATATGAAGAATGGAGATAAAAATGGAACTTAGTAAATTACAAAAAGAAATAGTAAATGCAACTGAGCCATATATTGTAGTCGTTGCAAGCGCGGCAGCTGGCAAGACAAGAGTATTAACAGAACGTGTTCGTAAAATGTTACGAGATGGAACAGACCCAAAAGATATAG